TGGACGTGGAAGTCTCGCGCGCCCCATTGCTCGGAATTCCACTCTTTCGATGACATGCAGCCACTCCCAGAACCGCGCTGCCCTGAAACGATGGAGATGTTTTGATGCGCTTCGATGGACATCGTTACGTTGACTGCCGTTGGTGCGGCGGTCGTGGCTGCCTCCAGTGCGAGGGGGAGTTTAACAAGGCATACGAGCGCGCGTTCCCCGATGGGCCGAAGCCGATTGCGACGTTCAAACTGGATACGCCGGAGGGCACGGAGCGCGCCCGCCGCGCCATCGGGGTCGAGGCTTTGCAGAAAGCGTTCGGCCCCGACGGAGGAGGCATGTCGGAGTTCATGGCTAACTTGGAGCGCGATGGGGCGGGGCAGTAATGGCCCCAATTCCGAAGCCCCGAGCCTCCACCGTCGCCGCCATTTACCGCGCTTACGAGGAGGCCAACGAGCATTATGACAGCCTCGGCATAAGCGTCGGTCTGGCGGCGACTGAATGCGACCGCAGCTTGTGGTACACATTCAGATGGGCATCCCACCAGAAGCCCATTCCGGGGCGCAACCTGTCGATCTTCCGTACAGGCGACGTGTGGGAGGATCGGCTTGTCGCGGACCTCGAACGCATCGGCGTCGAAGTCTACGGCCAGCAGGACCGCATCCGGCTTGTGGGCGGGCACGTTCGCGGCAAGTGCGACGGCAAGGGAATCGGAGTGCCGGAGGCTCCGAAGACCGAACACCTGTTTGAGTTCAAGTCCTCCAACGACAAGGGCTTCAAGGAGATCACCAAGCACGGCTGCGCCAAGACTCGCCCGCTGCATTTCGGGCAAGTGCAGTTGGGTATGCACCAATTCGGGCTGACCCGCGCGGGCTACCTGGTCGTGAATAAAAACGACGACGAACGGTATTTCGAGCGCATCGAATACGACGCGGAATGGTGCATCCGGCTACTAGCGAGGCTGGAGCGCATTATCAACGCGCCGGAGCCGCCTAGTCGCATTTCGGACAACCCGGAGTTCTTCGGCTGCCGCTTTTGCGACCATCGCGAGATTTGCCAAGAGGACGGCTGGTCGCGCGTGTCGTGCCGATCGTGCCTGCATAGCACACCGGAAATGCACGGTGATGCGCACTGGTCTTGCGCCCGCTGGGCCAAGCCGTTGAGTGTCGATGAGCAGAAGGCCGCTTGTCCTGCGCATCTGCATATCCCGGCATTGGTTCCGGGGGAGTTGGTGGATTCGGATGAGGATGCGGAGACGGTGGCCTATACGCTGCGCAGCGGCAAGACGTGGGTGGATGGAGACGGGGATGCGGCTTAGGAGCTACACCAAGTCGGGCATGAACTGGCGGAGGAAATCCTTTCGTTCGTTTATAGCTTTCGCTAGATCACGGGCGGCACGCGCCTTGTCATCCCCCATCAATGGATGGCCTTCAATTACCCAATCTAATAGCCCTCGATTCCCACCATCTTCGGGGTACTTCGTGCCGTCGTTAACAACCGAACTAAGGACGTGGAAGGCATCGATGATATGTGGGCTTTTTGATTTGGCCACAGCCTCGATATCGTTGGCGGAAATCTTACGACGGCCGGAGCCAAGGATAAAATCGTACAATCCACCGTGCCGGTAGGAGTTGGCGATTTCCGTCGCGACCTGAAGTCCTTCGAGTTCATCCCGGAAATTCAACTTCATGGTAGCGGCGTGCTGGCGCCGAGACTCGTTGACTTGGCCCACCGCTACCGCGACAGCAAATATTACGAATCCGCTTCCGATTAGGGTCTGATACCGCTCAATCCAATAGTCATAAGCGCCATGAGGCGCCTCAATGTTTTCGTTGGGCTTGGTCCCCCATATTGAACCAAGAACTGAAGCGAGGATGAACGTGTAGATCACTAGCGCCATAGTAACCACTGCGCTCGATCGTTCACCACTCATCGGAAATAATTTCACGGAGCCCCCTCCAATGCTAAAACTGCGCCCGTACCAACGACAAGCCGTAGACCAGCTTTACGCCTACTGGCAAGACAAAGCCGGTTCGCCGTTGCTGGTCCTGCCGACCGGTGCTGGCAAGTCGCTGGTGCTGGCCACGGTATGCAAAGAGCTTATCGAAAACTACCCGGACATGCGCATCCTGATCGTGACGCATGTGCGCGAGCTGATCCTGTCCAACTTTGGCGAACTGCTGAACATCTGGCCGTTCGCGCCGGCAGGCATCTTCAGTGCCGGCGTTGGCAGGCGGGACGCCCATGCGCAAATCATCTTTGGCGGCGTCCAGACCATCGCGAGCAAGACAGACCTGATCGGGCATATCGACCTTGTGATGGTCGACGAGGCACACCTGATGCCGCGGAAATCGGAGACCCAATACGGCAAGCTGCTGGACGGTCTGCGCGCGATCAATCCTGACCTGAAGCTGGCTGGGCTCACCGCGACGCCATATCGACTAGGTGAGGGCAGCCTACATGAAGGCGAGGGCGCACTGTTCGATGACATTGCCTATGACCTGCCGATTTCGGATCTGATCGATAGCGGGTTTCTGGTGCGACCTATCAGCAAAGGCATGGCCACCACCTATGACGTGTCCGGCGTTGGCAAGCTGGGCGGCGACTATAAGCAAAACGCGCTACAGGCAGCCGTTGACCATGACGACCTGACGCGCGCCGTGGTGGACGAAATTGTTGCTTATGGGCAGGACAGGCGCGCATGGCTGGCCTTCTGCTCCGGCGTCGACCACGCCTTCCATATGCGCGATGAAATCCGCGGTCGCGGGTTCACCTGCGAAACCATCACAGGCGAAACGCCTGCCAGTGAGCGCGACCGTATTCTAGAGGACTTCAAGGCAGGACGACTGCGGGCTCTGACAAACAATTCAGTTCTGACCACCGGGACGAATCTGCCGATCATTGATCTGGTGGCGTTCTGCCGGCCGACTCAGTCAGCGGGACTTTATGTCCAGATGGCGGGACGGGGACTGCGGCTCTATCCGGGCAAGCAGGACTGCTTATTTCTCGACTTCGCTGGCATCGTACGTAAGCACGGGCCGATCGATGCGGTCACACCACCAGCCATGCGCGCCGGCACGGGCGAAGCGCCGGTCAAGCAGTGCCCGCAGGACATGGGTGGATGCAGGTCGCTGGTACATGCCAGCGCGCGAGAGTGCCCGGATTGCGGCTACGAGTTCCCGATTGACGACACGCCGAAAATCCAAAAGCAGGCCGACGATGTTCCGATGCTTTCCAAGGGCGAAGCCACATGGCGGCCCATCACCCGCCGCAGATTCGCGTTCCACGAAGGAAAAGGAAATAAGCCGCCGTCCGTCAAGGTGACCTACGCACAAAGCCTGACAACCTTCAATGAATGGCTTTGCTTTGAACACAGCGGCTACGCGCAATCCAGGGCACACCGCTGGTGGTCACAGCACGGCGGGAAGCGGCCGTTTCCTAAGACGGTGCTGGAAGCGCTGGAGCGGCAGAACGAGTTGAAGGAAACGGCCGAGATTTCGGTAAGGCCCGACGGGCGTTACTGGTCCGTCGTGGGGCACCGCGTTGCCGACAACGACAATGTGCCCTCGGGAGAGAATGACAACTACGCCGAACTTCTGGACGACAGCATACCTTTCTAGGGCCGACCAACTGGCCACACCGCCGGGCAACCAACCCGGATAACCACGAAGAGGAGATGAAGCATGACGACAGCAAGCGCACTATTCCCTGCGCAGTACGTTTCCAAGACGGCGTCCGAGCGCATCAAGTGCGTTGAGCGGCAACGTTCTGAGGCGCGCGAAGAGCGCATTAAGAAGATAATGGAAACGCCAATAATCAGCGGTTTCCTATGGTGTAGAAAGGAGCGATTGCCGTCGCGAGAGAAGGCGGAGGCCATCTACGTGACTCCGATACATTACTTTTCGCCCAAGCAGCATGTGGAGCGCGACCACAACTTCACTCTCAGCAAGTTGCGTCCGCTTCTTCGGCTTTCGCGGGCGGCGGAAGAAGCCAATCCAACGGCGGCAACATTTGTTTCGCTAACCGCAGCAGACTGCCGCGTCCTTGACATTCCGTCCAACTTGGGAGTCTCGGCATGACAAACCAAAACTACCTCGCCTACGACGTCACCGTCCTCGAACGCGAGTTCGCGGACCTGCTGGCCGCGTATCCCGAGCTAGCCGAAGACGAAGAACTGCGCGCCGATACCATCGAAGGCGAAACCGACGCGCATCGCATCCTTGCCCGCATCGTTGCTGTAGAGCGGGATGCCGACAGCATGGCGAAAGCAATAGCGGATCGCGCACGCGATCTTGCCGGCAGAAGGGCCCGCCACGAGCGCAAGAAGGAGGCGATGCGAGTACTGCTGCTGCGCCTGCTGAAAGCCGCTGGGCTGCCCAAGGTTGCACTGCCAGAGGCTACAGTGTCCGTCAGCAAGGGTAGGGACAGTGTGGAGATTGTGGACGCGGATGCGTTGCCTGCCGAGTTGGTGCGTGTTGAGCGTATTCCGGACAAAAAAGCCATTCTGGATGTCGTGAAGGGCTGCGGCGAGATACCCGGCGCGCGGCTTGTTACAGGCGGTGAGACGCTGACCGTCCGCGCAGCATAGCACCCGCCTAGTTGTGCCCCGCACAACCACCATACACGGCTACCAACCATGCACCACAATGAGGAGATGATATGCGCATTGAACGCATTGGCGATACCGTTTTGTACAACGGCGATTGCCTTGAGGTTATGGCGACGTTGGAACCTGTGGATCACGTCATAAGTGATCCGCCGTATGAAGAAAGCCTTCACGCATCGAAGAATAGCCTGCGCGGACGGGTCCGCGCAGATAAGGGTCCAGATCTGAAAGGGCTGGATTTTTCGTCCATCAATGACATTCGGGCCGACGTTGTGTCTGCCGCCGAGCGTATTTGCGAAGGCTGGTTCATCGCCTTCTGCACTATTGAGGGTGTCGCCTATTGGGCCGAAGCCATCAACGCATCGCCCATGAAATACAAGCGCGGCTGCCTATGGGTAAAGCCCGACGCAACGCCACAACTTAATGGGCAGGGGCCAGGTCAGGGCGCGGAGTGCTTCGTCACAGCATGGAACGGCAAAGGCCACGCGCGCTGGAACGCGGGTGGCAAGCGTGGCGTCTATACGCACCTGACCAATCAGCGCGACCGTGATGGTAGACATCCGACCGAAAAGCCAATCCCGCTCATGGCGGAGCTGCTGGCCGACTTCACTAATGCCGGCGACACCATTCTAGACCCGTTCATGGGCTCCGGCACAACCGGCGTCGCCTGCGCACGAATGGGGCGAAAGTTCATCGGCATCGAGTTGGATCCGCGCTATTTCGACATCGCCTGCGTGCGTATCGAAAAGGCTTATGCGCAGGGCGATATGTTTGTGGAGCGGCCCAAAAAGGAAAAGCCTGCGTCGCTCTTTGGGGATAACGACAATTCTGCTCCCGGGCAAGCAGGTGCGGCAGACGGGCGGGCAGCCTAATGGCCAAGCTCACCAGAGCCCAAGCCAAGTCGCACGCGGCCGCCGTAGAGCGTCTTCAGCAAGACCACCTGACCGAAGATGACAAGGAATTCGTTTATCGAAACTGGAACGAAGGCGCGAACCATGTCAACGGTGCGGCTGGTGCGTTCTTCACACCGTTCGACATGGCGTTCGACTTCGCGATCGATGCTGGAGGCGGGGCGAGTAATCGACCTGTGTTCCGGCATTGGCATGCTGTCGTATGCAGTTTGGCAACGCAGCCGGTTCAACCACCGCAGACCACAGATTACCTGTGTCGAGCGTAACGCGGATTACGTCGAGGTCGGCCGCAAACTGCTGCCAGAAGCAACGTGGATCTGCGCGGATGTTCTGGGCGTGCTCGACATGCGTCTGGGCCACTTCGACTCTGCGATCAGCAACCCACCTTTCGGTAACATTCGCCGCACCAAAAACAGTCCACGCTACGCAGGCAAAGACTTCGAGTTTCACGTCATCGACATAGCGGCGCACCTTGCCGACTACGGAACGTTCATCGTCCCGCAGATGTCGGCTGGCTTCAACTTTTCGGGGCGGCCAAACTATGAGCGCCAAACAGGCGGGCGTGCCGTGGCCTTCCAGGAACTGACCGGCCTTCACTTTGATGCTGGCTGTGGCGTCGATACGGCGCTCTACAAGGACGAGTGGAAGGGGGTGTCGCCTATTTGCGAGATCGTCTGCGTCGACTTCACCGAAGCGCGGCCTGTTGCTGCCAAACAACCCGCTGCTGCAAACGACAATCAGCCGCAGGCCGACCTATTCGGAGCTACCCATGGCGCAGCATGAACCGACAACCTGCCACGTCTGCGGCCGCCACGCCATAGGCATTGGCGTAGGCAAACCACCCAACGACCCCCGGTGGCTGTGCGCCGAATGTGTACCGCTGCTGGAATACGTCAAGTCGGTGCGCCGATGGGATGCCTATGAGGTGAAGGCGCTTGACGCAGTGGATGACGCCACGGGCGACTTTGCCGCCGAGCACGGCACGGACATTGCGGCCTATGACGATGTAACCCGCCGCGCCCTATGGCGGTGCGCGATACAGGCGCATCAGGACGGTATTCGGCGGCTGATAACGGATGGGGATGCCCCCTTCTAGTCGGCAAGTATGCCCGCCTCTTTCGCCACAGCCGCAAACGCCTTGCGGGCCTTGTAGAGCAGCGCAGGGTCATCGGCCCCACCCTCCAGCGCGGCGAGCAACACCTCACGCGCGGCCAGCGTGTCCGTAACTGGCCACAGTTCATCGTCGAGCAGAAGGCGTGCCGCCTCCTCGGCCGACGACACAACCTGCCTGGCGTTGCTGCCAACCCAGATCGAGACAGGAGTTTTGAACCAATGACGCATCGCGAAAGTGTGCCACGGGGAGCGGCGAACGACAATCACACCGGCCCGCGCGTCCTCGACCTGTTCAGCGCTGCCGCTGGTGGGTGGTCACTGGGCATGCACCGCGCCGGATTCCACACCATAGCGGCGTGCGAAGTCATCCCCTGGCGGCGCGCCCTCTATTCCCAGAACAACCCCGGAGTGCATGTCTATGACGACGTCACAACCCTTACCGCAGACCGACTTGTTCGGGACGGTATTGGGCTTCCCGACATCATCGTCGGGTCGCCGCCCTGCCAAGACATCGGCAGCGCGAACACCAAAGGCAAGGGCGTCGACGGCGAGCGCAGTGGCCTCTATTTCGAGGCCGTCCGACTTATCGACGAATGCCAGCCTCGTTGGTTCGCTCTTGAGAATAGCGCTAATCTCCGAACTAGAGGCGCAGACAGGGTCATCGATGCGCTGGAGGCCATCGGCTACACCTGCTGGCCGTTTGTGGTCAGTGCTGGAGACATCGGGGCCAACCACGAGCGCAAGCGAAGCTGGCTCACTGGGTTCAAGGTTAGCGACGCCAACGACCAAGGGAAACTTCGCGGCGGATTCCATGCAGAAGTGGGATTCGTGCAGACCGTGGAATGTGATGATCGGAACGCCGACAAAGAAGTCAGCACCGCGGTCAGAGGACTTTGCGAGAGGCAGGTCGCCGACGATCGTCGAGGCATTACTTCCGACACCCACGGCGACGCGGTACGGCTCGCAGAGCTACCCGAACGATCCAAGCCGCAAGCGCCCATCACTGGAAACGCTGCTGAAGCCGCAGATGATGCCAACGCCGGTGAAGCCGAACGGCGGTCGGACGCTGTCCAAGGAAGCAATCGAGACGGGCAAGCGTGCGAACGGACAGAAGGCACAGATCGATACGCCGAACCTGCTGCGCTATGCACTCGAAACCCTCCCCACCCCGACGAAGCGGGACAAGCGGCTGGACTCCTGGAGTCCAGCCTACGATCGGCGCAAAAGCCCGACTATGGATGCTGTGATGGATGGAGCGATAACGGGCCGTGCGTCGGACAAATGGGCGGGAGCGCGAGCCCTAGCCCAACTCCTGCGGAGCCATGGGCTGACTGGAACGGCGGCCTTGCCCGTCACCTACGGCTGGATGATGGGCTTTCCACCTGGGTGGCTGGCACGCGCATTGCGCTCGGCAGTCGCAAAGGGACTGCTGCGGCCAGCCTGATCGTCGAGGCGTTCGGCGACGCAGTCGTTCCGCAGATACCCGAAGCGATCGGCCGCGCCATCCTAAGGGTGGAGGCGGCTTTGGCCTTGATTGCCAACGACAACAAGCAGGAGGCCAGCATTGCAGCCTAACCCCGCACCCACAGACCCCATGCTCGACCTCGCCCTGCACTATGCCGCGCAGGGCTGGCCGGTATTCCCCTGCCGTGCCGCCGACGATTATGACCCCGAAACCGGCGAAGTCCTGCCGGAGAAGGCACCGCTTATCAGCAACGGCTTCCGCGGCGCCACGCTTTCGGAGAGGATCATCCGCGAGCTTTGGAAGCGCAACCCCGGCGCTCTCGTTGGCATCCCGACCGGTGAGCGCACTGGTGTTTGGGTGTTGGACCTGGACATCAAGGCAAGCGCCAACGGCCACGAATGGCTTGCCGCGATGGAGGCCGCCCACGGCGACCTCCCAAACAGCGCCCGCGTCCAGACGGCCAATGGCGGCACGCATATCTTCTTCCGGCACGTTGAAGGCGTCCGTAACCGCGGCAAGCTTGGTGATGGCGTCGATGTTCGGGGCGAGGGTGGCTTTGTCATTGCGGGTGGCAGCTCTATGGCGGATGGCCGTGCCTATCATTGGCTCGGCGACACCGGCCCGGACGACACAGTGGGCGCGCCGCAATGGTTGCTCGATCTTGTTTTGCCGCCTGTCCACACCCATCATGCGGGCGATTGGCATTACGAGGCGGGTAGCAATGACCGGTATGTCAATCGCGCCATGGAGTCGGAACTGTCCGAACTGGCAGGCACGCCGCCGGGCAATCGCGGCTACCAGCTCAACGCTTCGGCATTTGCGCTCGGGCAACTGGTGGGAGCGGGGGCCATCCACCGTAGCGAGGCCGAACATGGTCTATACGCGGGAGCCGTGACATGCGGCGTTGCGCAGGCGGACGGTGAGCGCGAGACGTGGGCGAAAATCCGCCGCGGTCTTGATGCGGGCGAAAAGCAGCCGCGGCATATCCCGACTCCGCAGGCGGAAAACGACAACACACGCTTGGTCGACATCAAGAAGATGCTGGAACGGGCGCGTGAAAAAGCCGCGAAGAAAGCAGCCAAGGGACCGGCCGATGACGAGCCAGAGGTTGCGGTAGAGCCCACGCCTGCACCTGCGGACCCCACGCTGCCCGTCACCGAGGACGACACACCCTTCCGTTTCACACCCTTTTCGTGGAAAGACCCCGCAAGCTTGCCGCGGCGCGAGTTCGCGTTCGGCAAGCATTACATTCGCAAATACGTGTCGGTGACGGTCGCGCCGGGCGGTTTGGGCAAAACCAGCAACAGCGTCGTCGAGGCATTGTCCATGGCGTCCGGGCGCGACCTGACGGGCGACAAGCCGCCCAAGCGTCTCAAGGTGTGGCTGTTCAATGCGGAAGACCCTCGCGATGAAATGGACAGGCGGATCATGGCTGCGTGCCTGCACTATGGTCTATCGCCTGCCGACATCGAGGGGCATCTGTTTCTCGATACCGGGCGCGAGCAGGAGCTTATCGTCATGCACGAGGACCGAAAGGCCGGCGTGACGGTCAATGTGCCTATCGTGGAGGCCGTGGCAGAGCAAATCCGCCGCAACAAGGTCGATGTGCTGATCGTAGATCCGTTTGTTTCGACGCACCGCGTCAACGAGAATGACAACGGCGCAATCGACAAGGTTGCAAAACTCTGGGCGCAGATCGCCGATGACACCAACTGCGCAATCGACGTGGTGCATCATCTGCGGAAACTCGCCGATCGTGAGGCAACCGTGGAAGACGCCCGCGGCGCTATCTCGCTGATTGGTGCGGCTCGTTCGGTGCGCGTGCTGAACCGCATGTCTGTCGAAGACGCCAATGCTGCGGGCATCGACGTTAAGGACCGCTACAGTTACTTCCACATTCATTACGGCAAGCAGAACCTGACCCGCATGGATACGACGCAACATTGGCGGAAGATGGTATCGGTCGGGCTGGGCAACGGCGGAAAAGGGCTTCTGGCGAAAACGCAGCAGGACACCGCTGGCGTTGTGACGGCGTGGAAGTGGCCGACAACCGAAGAAATAGTTAGCGATCTGACTGCCGAGCAGATCGACAACATCAAGTCGGTGTTGCGCGGGCAGGCGTACAAGGCAGCCCCGCAGGGCAAGCCGTGGGCGGGTGAGGCGATAGCCTATGTGTTGGGCGAGGACGCCGCGGACAAGGCCACCAGAAAGCGCGTAGGGTCGCTCCTGAAGGCCCTTATGAAAGAGGGCATTTTGGAACAGGTAGAGGACCGTGATCCGGTCAGCCGGTCGGCCATGAAAGTGGTCAGATAAACACCAAAAAAACAGGCCAGAAAACACCCCAAAACCGGTCAACCGTACTGCTGAGTTCTGCGCAGAGTTTGCGCAAAGTTCTCGAAATCGGACATGCACAACTTTGCAGACTTATACCCTTATATGGGTAAGTCTGCGGTGTTGTCTGCGGCAGTGTAGAAGTCTGCAAGAACTCTGCACTCAACTAAAAAATGGAGGTCCATTTGGTACCCAAAAACACCACCACTCAAACAGTGCGCATCGCCGGCGTGCGCACCAAGCTGACAACCCGCAATGGGCGCGTCACCGCCAAGTCCGTCGGCGAGGTTGAATGGAAGCTACAAGCCGCTGCCGTTCGCGCGCTCCGCGCCATGCCGGAATTTGGTCGACAGTTCCTGTTGGCTGGAGACATGGCCAGCGGGAAGCGTGGTCCCAAAGCGCAGATGCAGGCGCTGGCAACAGGGCTGACGCCGGGCGACCCGGACCTTAGGGTCTATCTACCGGCGGGCCGGGTCGCGTTCATCGAGTACAAGACTAGCACTGGCCGTCTGTCGCCGGTGCAGAAACAGCGACATGCCGATATGGAGCGGCTGGGCCACGCCGTCGAGGTGGTGGCGACTGTTACCGAGGAAGAGTGCGCCGCTGCTACGGTTGCGCTGGTGCGCGGGTGGTTGGCAGGCAACAGCAACCAGCAGAACGCCGCCCATAGCGAAATAACGCTTGCATCATGAGGCCGAAATAATCCTTATAAGCTATCGGCCATTGCACCGATTCACTACGGCCTACCAAGCCGAATGGCCTACCAAGCCGAACCCCGCTTACCAGGCGGACACCACTTAGAGGAGATGCCCTTGACCACCTACAAATCCTTCGCCGATGCCCTGTCGGCCCCGCGCACTACGACACCGCGCCCCGCACCCGCGGCCGCCAATGACAACAAGCCACGCAAGGCCCCTCAGCCACGCTATCGCGGGACGCTGCCGGCGCTGCGCTGGCTGTACGACAACCACCCTGACCTGGCAGAACCGATGGCCCGTGCGGTGCGGTCGCTGTCAGCAACGACATGGGATGCGGACGCGGCCGATAACGATCAGAAGATTCGCCCAACCGTTGGCGAGCTTGTGAAGGCGGCGACTGATCCCAAAACGGGCGAGTGGCTACAACCGACAATCGAAACCGACAAAGACGGCAATACCAGTGTTCGGCTCGGGGCTCTGAAGTTTGTTCGCGGCGAGCTCGTCGAGTGCGGCGAGACCAAGAAAGGCCGCAAGCTGAGCCCGCGTGATAGGGTTGTTTCGAGGGACGAGGCTCCCGCAGATGCGCGCAACCCGTACCTGTACGTGTTTGGAACCAAGGCGACTACGCAGTCACCGCTTCATGCTGAGCCCTACAGCCGCGCGTTATCCGGCGAGCCGGCACTTGCGCCGATGTATGCACCGCTTTCGGGTGTTGAGGAGGGGCGCGCCGAACTGGTCGCGCTTGGTGTCGATGGTTCTGTACCGTTCGACAAGCTGCCGTTCCCCGCAACGAAGGGCATGTCGGCTATTGCATCTGGCGCTGACTTCCTTGGTGGTATCGTCGGGTCCAGCGGTACAGCGTCCAGCGGCGCGGTGAACATGGGCGACTTGCCCGACGCGCCGAGGGGCGAGGCGAGGCTGGTCGTCGAGGCTGTCGCATCTGGCGCAACGTTGAAGGACATCGGCGAGCGGATGGGGCTCGATGGCGCGCGCGTAGATCGGGCGGCAAAGGACGCCCTTGTCAACGCTGCTCGCGCACTGGTTGCCTCGAACGATAACAGCCCGCGAAAGAAGAAAGTGGCGTAGCGTCCATTTCGTGGCGAGTTATAGGGTATGTATATGAAGGGGTGATGTTTGCGAACATCGCCCCACGCCCGGCCACCATCAGGCGAGACGCCCCGCGGGGTAATTGGCTCGTGTGAGCCGGGCGAAACTACAACGACAAGCAGACCAACGCGGCAGTCCTGTGCAATGCGCATGGCAACGGCGCTGCTTGTCTTTGCATCGCCAGTGGCGCGCCTCCTCCGCGACTCTGGCGTATCGGCGGCGGGTTGAGCAACGGACAGATAAACCGGGCCTTATGGGCTGCTCCCCGCCGCTTTCGTTATTCGGGCTGCGCTCAGGGTAAGCGCGCGATCCTTGCAAGATTGCTGAGTTGGGTTCGAGTCCCAGGCGGTCCACCAGTTCGCGGATATAGCTCAGAGGCAGAGCAGTCTGCTTCCACCCGATGCGCGGGATTTCGATATTCCCTATCCGCGCCAATCCGCCCGTGTAGCTCAGTTGGTAGAGCGCCTGCCTTGTAAGCAGGATGTCCGGGGTTCGATCCCTCGCTAGGGCACCAATCACCTGGGTGTAGCTCAGTCGCGCAGAGTGCCGGCCTTGGAAGCCGGAGGCCGCTGGTTCGAGTCCAGCCTCCCAGACCAGACTATGCCTCATAATCCTAGCAGATCGTCTCGCCCTTCGCGCCCAAGTTGGTCAGACACGAGCTTCCCGGCTTTGCCTACTGTCTCCCATGACCCCATGGGGATGATTGCCACGTCGCGTTTCTCGACGGCAATCTTGATGAGCGCCATCTCGCCCGCAATGCGGTGGATTGGTCGATACTTCGTGCGCCCGGCCTCGATGTCTTCATATGTTCGGAGCGGGAGTCCCATCTCCTCCGCCATTCTGGCTTGCGTCACGCCGGCCATATGTCTCATGTAAGACAGTCCGTTCGTTGCCATTGAAGCGACCTCCGTGATTTGATACATTCTTGGGAGCCGGAGAGGTGGCTAGACCCCTCCGGCCCCCGGTTACCGGCTAATCGAGACTGTCAGTCTCCACTTGCCGATCCGGACTTGGAAGGTGAGCTTAGCGCTCATGGTTGCCTCCTAGTCCTGCCGAAGCGGGATTGCTTCGGTGATTTGTTATCCCACGAAAATCGTGGGCATGCAAGCAAAAACCACGAAAATCGTGGGTTATTTTTAGGCCGTCCGACTTATCACCGGACGGCTTTTTTGCACACTTGGTGTGCCCGCCTGCTAGGTGCATCACATGGCAAGACCCGACCAGCGAAGTGAATGCGCCGCTGAATACCGACGCCTCTATAAGACCGCCCGCTGGCGGAGGGTGCGCGAGGCTAAGCTATCGCAGGATCCATTGTGCGAGTGGTGTTTGGAGCGCGAAGACGTAACGGTAGCGACAGAGGTTCACCACGCCGACGGGGGGCACAAGGGCGATGAGACCAAGTTCTGGTCTGGTCCTTTTGTTTCTACCTGCGCTCCGTGTCACTCGTCGCGGGGGCAGCGTGAAGACCTCGGACAGACTGTCGTCCGGTTCGGGCCTGACGGATGGCCTATTTAGGCCGTGCCACAGTAAGAAATATCGGCCACTAAACGCCCATTACCACACAAGTTTCGATTCACGAGTCGGGTCCGTCAAAATTTTTCCGAGTATGGGGCGGGGGCGGTCGAAAACTCGACGACTGCTCGCCCCGCGGACCAGCGCCCCCGCATCGCGCGCACGTCCACAATTCAGAATATGACCCCTGCAACGAGGATTGAGCCATGGCGAGGCCTAGAACGCCTCTTGCCAAGGCGGCAGTAGAGGCCAGCGACAAAAAGAATCCGCAGCGCTTCAAAAAGCGCACCGAGCCCAAGGCTAACGGGCCTCTCGGCGCTCCGCCGAAGTGGCTGGTGGATACCGATACGAGCAAGGCGAAGTCTGCCTGGCTGCTTTTTCAGAAAGAGATTCCTTGGCTGACGGAGTCGCACCGGATGCTAGTCGGCATGGCCGCCAACATTCAGGGGCGCATCATGGCCAATCAGGACGTTGGCGTTCAGGCGATGAATCTCCTGAGGCAATGCCTCGGGCAGATGGGTGCGACGCCTTCCGACGCCAGCAAGATTACGGTGCCAGAAGGTGACGAGGAAGACCCAGACGACGCCCTGTTCAACAGGTAGCGCCCTTGCGCGCGTGAACGCATATGCGCAGGCTGTTCTCGATGGTGATATTATCGCCGGCCCCCATGTGCGCAATGCCTGCCGACGTCACTTTGACGATCTGGAAAAGGGTGGCGAGCGCGGCCTTTGGTTTGATGAAGACGCCGCCGAGCATGTGTTCCGGTTTTTTGAGCAGGGCCTGAAGCTATCCGAGGGCCAGTTTGATGGTGTGCCTTTCAACCTGCATCCTTCGCAAGCATTCAAGCTTGGATCGATATTCGGCTGGAAGCGCGAGGGCGGCAGTCGCCGCTTCCGCACGGTCTACATCGAGGAAGGTAAAGGCAACGGAAAGTCGCCTTTTGCTGGTGGTGTCGGTCTGTATGGCCTGACTGCTGACGGGGAGGCCGGTGCACAGATTTACGCAGCGGCCGCTAAGAAAGAACAGGCTGCGATCCTTTTTCAGGACGCCTGCAAGATGGTCCGGCAGTCGCCGGCGCTGTTGAAGCGCGTTAAGTTCAGCGGCGGCATCGGCAAAGAGTTCAACATCGCGCACCACGCGTCGCAGTCGTTCTTCAGGCACATCTCGAAAGAGGCAGGCAAGACTGGTTCTGGTCCGCGCCCGCACTTCGCCCTTTGCGACGAGGTGCATGAGCACCCTGATCGCGGTATCATGGAGATGTTGCAGCGCGGCTTTAAATTTCGCCAGCAGCCGCTGCTTTTGATGATTACGAACAGCGGCAGCGACAGGAACTCAGTCTGCTGGGAGGAGCGCGAGCGCGCGGTTCGGGTTGTTGCCGGCACTAAGACGCCGGACGACGACTTCACCTATGTCGGAGAGACGTGGGAAGGGAGCGACACTGTCTTCGCTTACGTCTGCTCACTCGACAAGGATGACGATCCGCTTGAGGATCCGTCATGCTGGGTGAAGGCGAACCCGCTTCTCGGCACGATCCTGACCGACGAGTATCTGGCGGGCGTTGTGGCGGAGGCAAAGGAAGTCCCCGGCAAGCTGAACAACGTGTTGCGCCTGCATTTCTGCGTCTGGACAGACGCCGACAAGGCGTGGATGCCGCGTGCGACCGTCGACAAGGTGATGTCCGACTGGGATTTGCCCTCCGACGGCCCGCTGCTCTTGGGTGTCGACCTTTCCGGCACGAAGGACATGACTGTCGTGGCCTGCGTGCAGCCGACCGGGTTTAAGACGGTAACGCGCGAGGGCGGTGAAACCACCGAATTGCCGACCTACGACGCATGGATTGAGGCGTGGACGCCCGGCGATACGCTTGCGGCGCGCGTTCTGGCCGATAAGCAGCCATACGATGTGTGGGTTCGGGATGGCTATCTGAATGCTCCCGAAGGTCCGCGCATCCGTTTCGACATCGTCGCGGCGCGCGTGGCAGAACTTGACCGCCAATACGACATCCAGTCGATCGCATACGACAACTACGCCTATTCGGCCTTCAAGGACGAACTGGACGTGTTTGGTGTAGATGCCGAGCAGTTGCCGCACCCTCAAGGTGGCAAGGTGCGAGCCAGGTCGTCTGAAGAAAAGATCGAGGCGGCGAAAGCCGCAGGCGAGAAGCCTCCATTGGGGCTGTGGATGCCCGGGTCAGTCACTGAGCTTGAAAACCTCATCATCGATGGGCGCATTCGGCTTCGGTCAAATCCGGTCTTGATGACCGCCCTGATGGGCTCGACGTTCAACCACCCGCCCGACCCTCACGGCAATCGCTGGTTTGTAAAGACGCGCGCCAGCGTGCGTATCGACGCTGCCGTGGCTTTGGCAATGGCGGTTGGGGCTGCGGCGGACAAGCCCACGCAGAAGCAAGATATCGACGATTTCGTGAACAACATCGTCACCGTCACATGGTGACGTGAACAAGGAGCGGCCATGGGCCTTTTGACCTGGCTGGGGAAGCCGTTCGGTCTGCTTTCCGGCCCGTGGCGCGCGTTCTTCGGGATGTCGACGCCCAGCGGGGAGACCGTCACATATGACCATGCGCTACAGCTCGATGCTGTCTGGGCGTGCGTGAACCTGATTTCCAACGCCGTGAAGACGCTGCCTTGCAATGTCTACAAGGGCGACGGCGTGATCATGGACATAGGAAACCCGCTGTATGAATTGCTACACGACATGCCGAATCTGGACGACAGCGCGTCCGATTTCTGGGGCATGGCGGCGCTTTGTCTTTGTCTGGACGGGAACTTTTTCGCGGAGAAGAGGCGGGTAGGTGAGCGGCTGGTTGCGCTTAATCCGTTGAACCCGCTTTCCGTTGAGGTGAAGCGCGACTCGCGCGGCCGTCGCGTTTACGAGGTGACTGAGCAGTACGAGAACGGCAAGAAGGGCGGTGTCCGCAAGATTGCTGAAGACAACATGCTGCATGTCCGCGGCATGGTTATGCCGGGGCAGGATCGTGGTCTGTCGCCAATCGCCGCGCAGCGGAATGTCATCGGCAACGCGATGGCGGGAGAGAAGTCGGCGGGGCGGCTCTACAAGAGCGGTCTTATTTCAACGACCTTCCTCATGTCCGACCAGACGCTGAAGCCTGAGCAGCGCAAACAGATCGCGGATTCACTCGGTGCGTTCGCTGGCGCAGATAAGGCAGGCGGCATTGCGGTCCTGGAGGCCGGGCTCACGCCGCACTCGTTGAACATCAACCCGAAAGACGCGCAGCTTCTGGAGGCGCGGCAGTATTCGGTTGAGCAGATTTGCCGAATTTTTGGCATCCCCCCAGTGATGATTGGTCATGCGGCCAATGGCACGACAACGTGGGGGAGTGGGATTGAGCAACTGATCCTGCAATTCACGAAAACCTGCCTGACGCCGCTGCTGCGCTCTATCGAAAGCGCGATCTATCGCGACTTGCTGGATACGAAAACGCGCAAAACGACCGTCGTCAAATTCAATATGGAAGGGCTCCTGCGGGGTGACAGCGCCGCGCGGGCGGAGTTCCTGTCCAAGATGGTTACGAACGGCATCTACACGCCGGACGAGGCGCGTGCCTACGAAAACAAGGCTCCAGAACCCGGCGGCGCTCGCCTGATAGTGCAGGGCGCGATGGCCCCGCTTGAAACGCTGGGCCATAACGGTGGCCCACTCCTGGATACGCCGACGGCCGATCCCGACAAACGCGCCGCTTAAGGAAAATCATGAAATTTGAAAACCTGATGGCCGCCTTTGAGGCGGAGCCTTGGGCTATTCAGCGCGAAAAGCTTGGCTTGCTGGCTGATGTTATCGTAGCGCGCGCTCAGGGCGAGAAGTTGGTGGACTCGGAAGTCGCTACGGCCATTTCCGACGCTCGCGCCCGCGAAGTCGCCAGTATCGACGGTGCGGTGGCTGTTGTTCCGGTCTATGGCGTTCTGGCGAACAAGATGGACGCTTTCTCCGCCATGAGCGGCGGCACGTCCTATGCCGGCATCAAGAAGGCCCTGCACGCTGCGCTGTCTGATGACGACGTGAAGGCCGTCGTTCTGGATATCGACAGCCCCGGCGGCTCGGTGCCCGGCACGGAGGAACTTTCCAACGAAATTCGTAGCCTGCGTGGCGGCGAGAAGCCGATCATTGCGCATGTCAATTCGCTGGCTGCAAGCGCAGCCTACTGGATTGCGGCGTCTGCGGACGAGATAGTCGTAACGCCT